CGGTAACACCTACGGCAAGGTCGCCGACCGTGACCGGATGGCGAACCCTACGCAGGTCGTCCTCTATCACCCTGACGAGGTGCAGGGCTGGCGGGACCCGGCCAGCGGGGTGGCCCGGTGGCGGGTGGCGGGGGAGACGCTCGACGCCGAGGCGGCCGCGGACATGTGGCATCAGCGGGCGTACACGATTCCCGGCCGGCTGCTGGGTCTGTCGCCGGTGGCACACCACGCGTCGACGATCGGCCAGGGCCTGGCGGCCGCGAAGTTCGGTCAGCAGTTCTTCGAGGAGGGCGGCACCCCGTCGGGGCTGCTGACCAACGAGCAGGCCCTGGACCCGAAGCAGGCGGCCGTGGCGAAGCAGCGGTTCATGGCCGCGCTGCGCGGCTCGCGGGAGCCGCTCGTGCTGGGGCAGGGCTGGAAGTTCCAGGCGGTCTCTGTGGCCCCGGATGAGTCGCAGTTCCTGGAGACGCAGAAGTACACGGCAGCCGAGTGCGCGCGGATCTACGGGCCAGGCATGCCGGAGATCCTCGGCTATGAGACCGGCGGATCCATGACCTACGCCAACGTCGAGCAGCGCAGCCTCGACCTGCTGACCTACGCACTCGACCGGTGGCTGGTGCGCACCGAGCACATGTGGACGGCGATGCTGCCGCCCGGCCAGTACGTGAAGATCAACCGTTCGGCGCTGGCCCGTACCGACCTGCTGACCCGCTACCGCGCGCACGCCATCGCGCTGCGCAACCAGTTCATGGTGCCCAACGAGGCGCGCGACATCGAGGACAAGGCTCCGCTCCCCGGGGGCGACGTGCCGCTGCCCCTGGCCACCGCGAAGCCGGAAGAGACCGGACAGTGAAAGGGAGGGCGCCGTGAGCGTCAAGAGCGACCGGGCGAAGACGTCCGGTACCGAGCGGCGCGCGTTCCCCGTGCAGCTCGAAGTCCGCGCCAAGAAGGGCGCGTCCGGCATCTCGACGGTGGAGGGCTACGCCTCCGTCACCGAGTCGCCGTTCGAGATGTGGGACTGGCTGGGCCCGTACTCCGAGGTCGTGCGCACGGGCGCGTTCGCCAAGACCCTGGCGGAGAACCCGCAGGTGCAGCTGCTGCTCAACCACGGCGGCCTGGCGATGGCGTACACGAAGGCCGGGAGCCTGCGCCTGTCGGAAGACACCACGGGCCTGCACATGGAGGCCGACGTCTCGACGAAGCGCTCCGACGTCGGCGACATGCTGGCCGCCCTCGAGGAGGGCAGCGTCGACGAGATGTCCTTCGCGTTCCGGGTGACCCGACAGCAGTGGTCCCCGGACTACGACCAGCGCGACATCCTCGAGGTCGACCTGCACCGCGGCGACGTATCGGTCGTCAACTTCGGTGCGAACCCTGCAACGTCGGTCGGGGCGTTCCGTTCCGCCGACTTCGACCGCCTCGACGAGGCGGACGCCCGGGCGCTGTACGAGCGCCTGCAGCGGCGCCTGGAGCCTGCCCCCGTGGCGGCCCGGCACCCGCTGTCCCTGTACCTGGCTGAGGCCGACCTGCTGGCCTGAGCCGTTTTCCGCCTGCACCACCTGACGCGCCGGAGTCCACGCCGGAGCGTCCTGCGGCATGCCCGCAGGACGCCACCACCTGGATCACCACCCGGACGGTTCCGCGGGCGCGACCCCACCACAACCCTATGAAGGGAGCGAGCCATGCTCGCCTACCTGCGCAAGCAGATGACAGCCGCGCTCGAAGCCCGGGCCGCGCTGAAGACCGAGATGGACCAGATCCTCGCGGCGCCCAAGGCTGAGAAGCGCGACCTGTCCGACGACGAGGCCAAGACGTTCGGCGAGAAGCGCGACGCGCTCAAGTCGACCGACACCGAGATCGAGGCGTTCCGCGAGAAGATCGCCGACCTGGAGAAGGACGAGCAGCGCGAGCAGCGCGCGGCCCAGATCCTCGCCGAGCACCGCCAGACCGGCGAGCGCCGCGAGCGGGTGACCGTCGTCTCGGAACCGGAGACCTACCGCAAGGGCGGGCAGACGTCGTACTTCCGCGACCTGTTCCGCGCCCAGATGAAGGGCGACACGTCGTCCATCGAGCGGCTGTCCCGCAACGACCGCGAGGTCCAGGACCACGTGGAGCGGATCGCCCGCGGCGCCGAGCAGGCCCTGGCGGGCATGGAGGCCCGCGCCCTGACCACGACGGACGGCGCCGGCGGCGAGTTCGTCCCGCCGCTGTGGATGATCAACGACTACATCGCGCTGGCCCGCGGCGGCCGCGTGGTCGCCGACCAGGTCCGCCCGATGGGACTGCCCTCCGGCACCGACGCGATCAGCCTGCCGCGCGTCGCGACCGGTACCGCGGTGGCAGAGCAGACCACGCAGAACACGGCGGTGCAGAACACCGACGCGACCACCAACTCGGTGACCGCGAACGTGACCACGATCGCCGGTCAGCAGGTCGTCGCCCAGCAGCTGCTGGACCAGTCGCCGATCAACATGGACCAGATCCTGCTGGCGGACCTGGCCGCGGACTACGCGGTGAAGGCCGACACCTTCGTCATCAACAACAACGCGACCAACAAGGTCGGCCTGCTCAACGTGTCCGGCCTCAACGCGGTGACCTACACCGACGCGACGCCGACCACGGCCGAGCTGTACCCGAAGGTCGCTGACGCGATCCAGCAGATCCACACCGGGCGGTTCCTGCCCGGAGACAAGATCTTCATGGCGCCCCGCCGGTGGGCCTGGTTCACCGCGGCCGTCGACACCGCTGGCCGGCCGCTCGTCACCCCGGTGGCGAACATGCCGCAGAACGTCCTCGCCGCCATGGGCGCCGTGGCGTCGGAGGGCTTCGTCGGCACGCTGCAGGGCCTGCCTGTGTACGTCGATCCGAACATCCCGGTGAACCTCGGCGCCGGCACCAACGAGGACCGCATCATCATCCTGCGGTCGACGGACGTCATCTTCTTCGAGGGCACCCCGCAGGCCGAGGCGTTCCGCGAGACGAAGGCCGACCAGCTGTCCGTGCTGCTGCGGTTCTACAACTACGCGGCTCTGCACTCCTCGCGCTACCCGAAGGCCATCTCGGTCATCTCCGGCACCGGCCTGATCACCCCGACGTTCTGACGGCTCCCCGGGCCGGACGGCTGCTGCTGTCCGGCCCGGGCCCGCGAGGAGGTACGACATGCCCGAGAGGGAAACCGCAACGAACGTCCGTACCGGGGAGACCGTCGTCACCGAGCTGCCCACCGCCGACGAGGCGTACATCGCGTCCCTGTGGCGCGAGCGCGCTGGCTACGTCACCCACGGCCGCAAGGACCGCGTGGCGGCGGTGGACGCCGAGCTGGAGCGGTGGGGCGCCGCCCCGGAGGAGACCGCGGCCGAGTCGAAGCCGCGGCGCACCGCTCGCGGCGCCAAGAGCTGAGGCGGGCAGCATGGCCCTGCTGACGCTGGCCGAGGCGAAGGCCCAACTGGACATCGACTCGGCAGCGGACGACGCCGAGCTGCAGGTGTACATCGACGCGCTCACCGCGCCGATCGAGCGGCATGTGGGGCCTGTCGAGAATCGCGAGGTGTCCGAGACCGTTGACGGTCGCGGATTCACGATCTGTGTCACGCAGGTGCCTGCCGTCTCGGTCACCTCGCTCACGCCGCTCCTGCCCGGCGGGGTCGCCTTCGTCACCGCAGACCTCCTGCTCGACGGGGACGCTGGCGTCATCCGGCGGGCGGACGGCGGGAGTTTCGTCGGCGGCCCGTGGACGGCGCTCTACACGGCCGGCCGCGGCACGATCCCACCCACCATCAATCTCGCCGCCCGGATCCTGCTGCAGCACCTGTGGCGCACCCAGTACGGGGCGTCGCGCGGCATGTCCTCCATCGGCGGCGGTGAAGACTTCAGCGTCACCGAGGCGGTGCCGGGCTGGGGCTACGCGATTCCCAACCGGGTCCTGCAGCTGCTGGAGCCGTACAAGGTCCCGCCGGGGGTGGCGTAGTGCAGACCTCCCGCGTACCTGCCGCGGTCGACGCGCTGCTCGCGATCCTGCGGGCCAGGCCCGCGCTGGCCGAGGTTGCCATCGTCGACGGGCCAACGGCGGTGAACCTGACCCAGAGGCGCCGGATCCATATCGGCTGGTCGCCGGGCAGCGAGCAGGCCGTCGAGCTGGAGCAGTCGTTCAACGCGGCTGGGGCCCGGACCCGCGACGAGGCGTTCGCGATCTCCTGCTACGCGGAATCGCGGGGCGGAGACAAGGACATGTCGTTCCGCCGGGCCGACGCCTTCGACCTGGTCGGCGAGGTCGAGCAGGCGCTGCGGGCCACCGATGCGGCGCCCGAGGCGCCCACCCTGAACGGCGCTGTCCTGTGGGCGCATCTCACGACCGGCAACGTCCAGCAGTCCGCCAGCGAAGGCGCCTCTGTGGGCGTCGAGTTCGCGGTGTCCTGCCGAGCCCGTATCTGATCAACCAACCGAGGAGTACAGCCATGGCGCGAGTGCGCTACGTGGGCTCGGACCCGGTCACCGTGCCTGAGCTCGGCGACCGGCTTGTCGAGCCGGACACCGTCGTCGAGGTACCGGACCACAGGTTCGACGGCTACGTCTGCCAGACCACCAACTGGGAGTCCGTGGAAGAGCCGGGCCTCAAGGCCGCGGCTGAGGCGAAGAGGGCGGCGCGTGCCGCGAAGGGAGCTGATCTCTGATGGCGATCGGTTCGGGCCTTGGCGCCCAGCTCGGCATCTCCGCCGAGTCGACCTACGGCACGTTCGTTGCGCCGGCCAAGTTCATCGAGTTCACGAAGGAATCGCTGGCTCTCAAGAAGACGACGGCGCAGTCCGCGGGCATCGCGGCCGGGCGTCTGCTCGCTCTGTCGTCCCGGCGTGTGCTGACGCGTCAGGAGGTGCAGGGGTCCATCGACCTGGAGATCGTCAACAAGTCGATGGGTGTTCTGTTGCAGGCGCTCATGGGGACGACGGTCACGCCGGTGCAGCAGGTGGCGAGTACCGCGTACCTGCAGACTCACACCCTGGCGGACACGGCGGGCAAGAGCTTGACGATCCAGAAGGGCGTGCCGCTGACCACGGGCACGGTGACGGACAAGACGTTCCTGGGCTGCAAGGTCACGTCGGCAGAGTTCGCGTGCGAGGTGGGCGGCATGCTCACCGGGTCGTTCGAGTTCGACGGCAAAACCTGCGACGAGGCGCAGACGCTGGCGACGGCCGCCTACCCGAACATGAGCCCGTTCCACTTCAGTCAGATGGCCGTCAAGACCGGCACGTATTCCTCGGAGACGGCGCGCGACGGCGTCCGCAAGGTCAGCGTGAAGATCGAGCGGCCCCAGGCCACGGAGCGCTTCTACGCGGGCCAGGCCGGGCTCAAGAAGGAACCGATCAGCTCCGACCAGGTGAAGATCACCGGTTCGCTGGAGACGGACTACATCGACACGATCCTCGACGACCTCCACACCAGCGACGGCGCGACCTCCCTCGTCTGGGAGTTCGTCGGCCCGATCATCGCGGCGACCTACGCCGAGACGTTCCGCATCACCCTGCCCGCGGTCAAGTTCGACGAGGGCCCGCCCGTGGTCGATGGCTTCGACGTCGTGCGGCCGACGTTCAACTTCACCGCCCTGTACGACGGAACGAACCCGGTGAAGATCGAGTACATGTCCACGGACGTCACGCTGTGAGGTGACGTCGTGGTCTCCGACATCCGCATCACCAACACCGGCAGCCTGATCGAACTGCAGCGCCGCTTGCGGGCTGCCGGTCACGAGAACATCCGCGCCTCGATGCAGCGCCGCCTGCGTCACGCCGCCGAGCCCCTGCGGGACGAGCTGCAGTCCGCGATCCGCGGGCTGGACATCAGCTCGCAGGGGCGCCGCGGCCGGCCGGGCGGCCCGTCCCCGACAACCCGCCCTCTGCGCGCCACGATCGCCGACGCGATCCGGATCAGCGTCCGCACGTCGGGCAACCCCGGCGCCCGCGTCTGGGTCGACAAGGCCCGCCTGCCACCTGACCTGCACAAGATGCCGGGCGCCCTCAACACCGGACGGGTCCGGCACCCCGTCTACGGCAACCGCAGGCGCTGGGTGCAGCAGAACGCCACCCCCCTGTGGTGGGACAACGCCGTGCGCAAGGGCCGCCCTCGCATGGAACGCGAAGCCGCCCGTGTCCTCGACGACGTCCGTCGTCGCCTCGAATAACCAGGAGCAACCCGTGATCGTTTCCTACCGCCATGACGACGGCACCGTCGAAGAGGTCTCGACCGACGACCTGTCCGCGATCGAGTCGTCGGTCATCGAGTCCGCCACCGGTCTGGACTGGGACGACGTCGACAGCGCGCTGCGCCAGCAGCAGCCGACCGCCATGCGCGCCGTGCTGTGGGTGTTCCGCAAGCGGCAGCAGCCGACCCTGCGGTTCACCGACTTCGACCTCCCCGGTTGGAAGCGGCGGACCAAGGCCCGGCTGGAGTACCCGGAGATCCTCGACATGGCCGAGGCCCTGCTGAAGAGTCCCGAGTCGACGGATGAGGCCGTCGAGCGGATGACGGGCTTCATGCGGGTCATGGCGCACGACGAGGCCGACGTCGACAAGGCGCTCGAGGAGCTGGCCCCAAAAGGCCAGGGCATCGCCACCTCGCCCGCTCCAGCGCCGGAGGCATCGCCGGACGCCGCATCGGAAACCTCCTCGACGAGTACTGGCCTCTGATCGCGCACCTCCTGCACATCGGCCCCGCCGAGCTCGAAGCGATGCCGCGTGCCCGTTTCCTCCAGGCCGTCGTCTGGGTCGACCGACACGTGGCCGCGCAGGCCCAAGCATCTGGAGGTGAGTGATGGCCGGCACGCGCCTGACGTTCACGCTGGAGGGCCGCGACCGGCTGAGCCGCGTTCTCGACAAGGCGGGCGATTCCGCGGGCGACCTGCACAAGAAGCTCCTTCTCGCCAGCGCGGCGATCCCTGCCGCGGCCGCGCTGGCGCCGCTCGCCGCGGGTGCGGGTGCGGCAGCCGTTGCGGTGGCTGCGTTCGGTGCGGCGATCATCCCGCAGATCGGTGCACTGTCCGACGCGAGCGAAGCGCAGAAGAAGTACGAGGATGCTGTCGCCAAATCGGGCGCCACGTCCGAGGCCGCGATCACGGCGCAGGCGGAGTTTCAGCAGCAGATCGCGAAGATGCCGTCCGCGTCCCGCGAGGCGGCGGCCGGCCTGACGACCCTGAAGAAGGAGTACCGGGCCTGGTCGGACGGGCTGGCCAAGGACACCATGCCCGTCTTCACCAAGGGCCTGGCGGTCGCCTCGGCGATGCTGCCGAAGCTGACCCCCCTGGTGAAGGGGGCGTCCACCGAGCTGGACCGCTTCATGACCACCCTGGCCGGCGGCATGATGAGTCCGGCCGTCGACGGGCTGTCGAAGAAGTTCGCCGACTTCGCGACGGGCTCGCTGCGAAGCGCGAACGACGGTCTCGTGCATCTGATGCGCACCCTCGACACAGGCAAGGTCGGCGGGGCGCTGAGCGAGTTCATGGACTACGCGCGCGCCCAGGGCCCACTCCTGGCGGAGACGCTGAAGAACGTCGCCACCGCGGCGCTGCACCTGCTGCAGGCGGCGTCCGGCGTGGGTGGTGGTGTGCTGCAGCTCGCGAACGCTGCGGCATCGCTGGTGGCGTCGCTGCCGCCCGGGTTCATCACCGTGCTCATGCAGACCGCTGTCGCGATCCGGGCGGTGAAGCTGGCAGGGAGCGGCATCCAGCTGCTGGTGGGAGGCTTTGACGCGGCAGCGACGGCGATCCGCGGTATGGGGACGGCGGCGCTGGGGTCGGCCACCACCATGGGGTCGCTGCGCAGGGCGGCCGGGACGCTGTCGACTCAGGCCAAGCTCAACATCGCGGCCGTCGGTATCGGCCTGTTCACGGTGGCGATGATCCAGTTGTCGAAGGTCGGCAAGCAGGCGCCTCCGGATGTCGACAAGCTGACCACCTCGCTGGGCAATCTCGCCCGCACGGGCAAGGCGACCGGCGAGGCCGCGCGGGTGTTCGGCGATGATCTCTCGGGGCTGTACGACAGCGTCCGCAACATCACCGACCCGAGCACTGCCGACAAGGCTCAGCAGTGGATGGTGAAGATCGGCTCGTTGGGGATCTCGGACTCCACGCCCCACAACGAGGCCAAGGAACGGCTCGACGCGATCGACAAGAGCCTGACCAGTCTTGCCCGCGGTGGCAAGGCTGACCTGGCGGCGGTCGCGCTGAAGCGGCTCGGGGCTGAGTACGCCAAGAACGGCCACTCCGCCGGCGAGTTCACGAGCCAGATGAGCAGCTACAAGTCGGCACTGGCCGACGCGGCGTTCGAGCAGGACCTGGCGGCCGAGGCGCAGGGCCTGTTCGGGAAGCAGGCGCAGAAGGCGCAGGAAGCTCTCGCCGCGCAGAAGCTGAGCGCTGACGGATTGCGGCAGTCGATCCAGGCACTTAACGACGCGCAGCGTCAGGGCATCGGCGGGATGATCGGGTTCGAGGCGAGCATCGACGCTGCGGCGAAGGCGGCCAAGGAGAACCACGGCGCTCTCCACATGATCAACGGTGAGCTGGACCTCAACTCGCCGAAGGCGCAGGCGGCCGCGACCGCGCTGAACGACCTGGCCGCGAAAACCGACGAAGCAGCAGCACAGACTCGACAGTCCACCGGATCGTGGGAGGCCGCCAACCGGGTCTACGCCCGCGGCCGCGAGAAGCTCATCGAGTCGGCCAGGGCGATGGGCCTGACGAAGAGCGAGGCCAAGGCCCTCGCAGATCAGATCCTGCGGACGCCGGACAAGACTGCCCGGCTGAAGGGGAACATCGACGACCTCGAGGCGAAGGTCACTGCGGCGAAGAAGAAGCTCGGGTCGGTGCCGGCCTCCAGGAAAGCGTCCGTGAAGGGCGACATCTCCAACCTTCTCTACGAGGTCTCGCGCGCCCAGCGGCGCCTGAATGAGATCGACGGGAAGACCGCCGTCACCTACATCGTCATGCAGACGAAGACGTCGAACGCGGGCACGGTCTTCCATGAGGGCGGCAACTACGCGAGCGGCGGCCCGGTCGGATTCCCTGGCGGCGGCCCGATCAGCGGCCCGGGAAGCGGCACTTCGGACAGCATCCCGATCATGGCCTCCAACGGCGAGTACATGATCAACGCTCGCTCGACTGCGAAGTACCGCAGCCTGATCGAGGCCATCAACGCCGACCGCCTCGGCGGCGGACGCGGCATGCCCGGCGCCGGTGCTGCCGTGGCGCAGGGCCTCATGTCCGGCATGGCCGGCTCCACGTCCGGGGTCGGGGCGGCCGCGCGCGCCATGGCGGCCGCGGTCGTGACGGGCATCAAGGCCGAGCTGGAGATCGCCTCTCCGTCGAAGAAGACGAAGGCCCTGGCCAAGGATGTGGGCAAGGGGTTCATCGACGGCCTGACCGGCTCCCGCGACAAGATCAAGTCGGTGTCGAAGGATCTCGCAAACGATGTCAGGACGGCCTTCTCCGGCAGGAAGGAGTCCGGCCTCCTGAAGATGATCGACAGGCAGACGAAGAAGCTGCTGGACCAGGCGAAGAAGCGCGACGCCCTGGCGGCCAAGATTGCCGAGGCGAAGAAGTACGCGTCCGACGTCACCCACGCAGCACGCGAAAGCGCCGGCCTGAGCAACTTGGGTATGGAGCCGGACCAGGTGACCGCGGGCGGCATCAAGGGCGGACTCGCCAGCAAGTTGGCGCAGATCAAGCAGTTCACGAAGTACGTCGACATGCTGGCCAAGCGGGGCCTCAACAAGAACCTGCTGCGGCAGATCCTCAACATGGGCCCGGAGCAGGGCTATGCCTACGCGAGCGCGCTGGCCGGGGCGGACAAGAACACCTTCAAGTCCATCAACTCGATGCAGGGCCAGCTGGACAAGTCGACGACGAAGCTGGGCAAGCTCGGCGCCGACCGCCTGTACGACTCCGGAAAGAACGCTGGGAAGGGCTTCTTGAAGGGGCTGGAGGGCCAGCAGAAGGACATCGAGAAGCTGATGATGTCCATCGCCAAGGGCATGCAGGAGGCGATCAAGAAGGCGCTCGGCATCAAGAGCCCCAGCACCGTGATGGCGGAGCTCGGCCGCTTCTCCACGAAGGGGCTCGCGCACGGCCTGGTCGACGCGGTGCCCCACCTCGACCGGGCACTCGGTGTGGTGGCCGGCCGGGTCGCCGGAACCCGGCCCGTCCTCGGCCGTCCTGCCGCACCGGGCGCTGGCGGCGGCGGCATGGTCGTCAACGTCCACATCGAGCAGGCCATGGACCCGGTTGCCGTCGGCCGCGAAATCCAGCGCGTCCTTGTCCAGTTCGGCCGCGCACAGGGCGCGACCGTGCGACTGAATGTCGGGGGGTAGCGGATGGCTCTGCTCGTAGAGGTGGGCTGGGGTGGCCTGGTGCAGCTGCCGGCCACCATCACCTGGACGGACATCAGCCAGTACGTCGACGGCATCATCAAGGGTGTCGTGATCACCCGGGGTGCGGCGGACGAACTGTCGGAGACCCAGCCCGGCACGGCGACGCTCAGCCTCGACAACGACGACGGGCGTTTCACTCCCGGCAACTCGGCGTCGCCGTACTACCCGTTCGTGCGACGCAACGCACCGATCCGGATCGCGCAGGCCGTGATGCCGACGCGGTCTGGGTCGGCGCCCTACGCGCTCGCGTCGCTGGGCGACGACTTCGATGACCGGACAGTGAACACGACGCTGTGGCCCAACAACTACGGCGGCGCTTCGGAGGTCGGCGGCCGCATGCGGGTGCCCGTCCCCGTAGGAACGACAGCTGGCTACCAGTCCGCCCGCGAGTGGACGTTCACCGCCTCGAAGCTGACAGCGAAGCTCGTCACCCTCCCGGCCGCGAACGGCAGCAGCAGCGGCTCGGCATCGATGTGGGTCAACTCGACCACGTCCGGTACCCGGATCGGCTGGTCGTACAACCCGGTGAGCGGGAACCTGTCCTGCCAGAACCAGGTCGGCTTCTCCGACGGCTCGGCCGTGTCGATGACCTACTCGGCGATCGACCACGTGTGGCTTCGGGTACGGG